CAATTACCAAAACATCAGCGGTAATACTTCCACCATTTACAGATAAAGTTCCATTGCTGGTAAATACTCTGTAATTGTAACCACCTGAAGTATAAAGTGTGCCACCTGTTACTGTCGGCGCACCCAATTTACTTGATGCAATAATCCCCAGTAAACTCATTAGGCTATATCTCCTACCACTAACCAGGAATTAGCGGCAAGTTTTAGGCAAGTTGCGGCTGAGTTTGCTACTCGAAGTTTAGGCGCAACTGAGGAAGCACCTGTTGAAATAATTGTAGTTGTACCAGGGGTAACTGCGGCAATAGATGGCTGGCCTGCGCCAGTGATCCATACAAAGTTAATAGTTGTTCCAACTGCAAAGTTAAATGTTGCATCTGTTGGGATTGAAAATGTTTTAGCAGCCGCATTATTCATTGAGAATAATTTACCCTCATCGCCGCTAGCAATTGTATAATTATCAGTTTTAGTAACATAAGGAGTATTAATATTTAAAGTAACAGTTCCAGATGTTCCGCCACCTGATAAACCTGCTCCAGCAGTTACGCCTTCAATATCTCCAGAGGCAGGTGTTGCGAATTGGAAAAAGATGGCAGCGCTTGCGCTAGTGAATCTTAAAACTCCACCTTGATTTGTTGCTAAAACTAAAGAACCAGATGTATCAACTGTTGCAGTTCCTGCGGTAATTGTGCAAGCACCTGCTCCAAGATTGATAATTGTTACAATATCGCCCGCTGCAAACAATCCTGTATTAACAGTAATTGTAGTTGGGCTAGCGTTGCTCATTGTTATTGCATCGCCAGCATCAGCGGCAACTAATACATAAGATGCAACCTTTGCATTTGCTGCACCGCCTAGCATTGCTGTCTGTTGCAGGCTAGTCATCTGGGCTGCGGTTAAAACCTGCCCAGTGGTGAAGGTTTGTTTTGCCATTTTGCTCCTTAATTAATAACTCAGAATACCAGAACCCAAGCGGCCCTGTAAGGTGGTGCTGTCCAGAATGAAGGCTTGGATTAGAGGTTCTGCTGTTAGTATTTTTGTGGTGAACATAGTGTTGGTTATATCGTGTTGAACGCCCTGCACAAATAATTCCTTGGTAATAGTTGATCCACCTGGAACAGTTTTTGTAACATTGACTAGATCAAAGATTTCAAGTTCCAAGCCTGCCAATATTGCTGCTGGCTCATTAGGATCAAGAAGGGTCATTGTCATTGAATCTATGCGATCAGTAGTGTTCTTTCTAGCCTCTAATAAGGTCTGAGCCTGATTTAAAGCCTCAGCATCGGTTTGCACTAGAATTCCTTGGCGTTGGCCTGAATGTAAAAAGAAGGTATCTATCGAATTTTGATCAAATACATTCTGAGGTGTTCCGCCTAGGCGGGTTACTGTTACATCATTAACCAGCAAGGTATCATCATTGGCAAACTCAATTTGTTGGTAGCCAATACCTGTACCATCATCTGCAAAAACAATCGGGGTTTCATCGGCTTTTTTACTGATGGTATCTCTTGAAAGAAAAGTTGCATTACCTTCGGCATCAATAAAGAATCCACCGAACTCTGAGGTTTCTGCCAATTGTATTGCATTCAGTAAATCTCGATCAGCAGTACCTGGATCAGCCTGAAGGGTGCTGTTACCAGCATCAATACTGCGCTGAGATGTAGGCCAGAGAGCAAAATCTAAGAATGATTCAATTCTTGCTCCGCTTAATTGAGGCGAGCCTGCTCCTGGAACTGTACTGATTCCAATGTTATTTAATAATCTAAACCCATCAACGCATTGAAGGGTGATTCTTGATGTGTCCTCAATGCCTAATCCATAGGTGCTGTTATAGGTTGTAATGTAGCCAGAGTAAAGATAGTAACGATCAACTCCAGTGCCATCATCATAATCTGCCCAAATACGAATCTTGCGCAGTGGTAACAATTTGCCAAAGTAGGGAGATGAAACATTCTGAGGCGACCAATCGCCGTTATCATCGGCTAAAACTACCGATGCAATGCCAGCCTCAAATCTATTAAGGATTCGGTTTCTGCCTCGGCGAATGCTAATTTGCAAGGCAATATTTGAAACATCTACTACATCGCCTGGGGCATCTGCCAAGATACCAGTGCCAAGTGGTGTAGTTGGATCATCAAGTAGCAATGGGTTACCAAAGGCGGGGCCGTTGGCAAAGTCAATAGAAACACCAACAACAGGTGTACCTGGCATTACAAATCTAACTTCCTGGCATTAATTGATCTGCCTGAAGTTTGGCCAGCGAGCAATCCATTTCTGATTGATTCTTGCAAATCAGATTGAACAACAGTATTGCCAGCATTATTTACAGTTACATTTATTGAGCCACGCTCACCTGCTCGATAAGATTGATAATCAGGTAATTGAGAACTTAATAATGGCTTAGGCTTATCACCACGCTCACCTGCTCGAAACTCTTGATAACCAGGCATTGTAGTCATTGGGCTTGGTATTACCTCTGGCCTAACAATATCTTTAGTTATTCTATCAATAACCTTTGGATCAATAGGTTGAACATCAATAGGAGGAACAACAATAGGAGGAACAACAGGAACATTGCCGCTTGGTGGTATTACAAATGAACCTTTACCTACCGCTGCAAGATAATCATTTAAGTCTTTAAGCGCTGTTTTCCAACCCTCGGCTGCGGCTAGTCCTGCTGCATCCCAGCCTGAGCCAAGATTAACATTGCCAGTAACTGAAGCAATATATTTTAGAACTTCATAATTAGTTAAGTTCCACTTATTGGCTAGAAGGTTTACCTCTTGCTCAGAGATTTTGCTATCAGCAATAACCATTAAAATATCGGCGTAGCGTTGCGCTGCAATATTCATACGCTCACTTGCATTATAGTTAGCAAGCAACTGATCGTACATTCTTTGCTGAGCAAGGTTTTGTTCTTTAAGAAGGTTTAATCTAACTGCCTCAAGTTGAATTGGATTAGTTTCAGATGTAGGTGTAACACCCATTGCCTTTAATTTATTTAAGGCTTCTTGAGTTGCAAGTTGTTTCTTTTGCTCAGCAGTTAGTTTTACAGTATTGCCAACTATCTTACCAGTAGCGGTAACAACTGCATTAGCAGCCTTAACCCCAGGTGGGCCATAGACATTTCCCCAACCAGGAGTTAATTTTTTTATTCCTTTAGTTTGATCATCAATTGCATCATTAGTTTTATTTAAAGCCTTATAGGCAAGCACCGCTGAACCAGCGAATACTGCTATTGCTGCTGATGCTGCTAATGCTGAAACACCACCTGTTGCAAAAGCGGTGGCGATTCCTGCGCTAGTGGCTGATGCTGTTTGTTTAACAAAAGCGATTCTTAACAAATCAATTATTGCAATTAATGCGGCAACTCCAGCATAAACCTTAGTTGCAGCAAAAGTGGCAAATAGTAATGTTGAAAGAACTTTTAAAGTTCCAAGATTGCGGCTAATAACACCAAAAAAGTCGGTTACATTTTGAATTAGAGTAGGAATTTGCCCAAGGATGGTTGATAAGCCAGCAGCCAATTCATCTTTATTTGCATTAATCCAAGCCTCTAATTGAGGTAAAACCTGAGTTGAGATTACACTAGCAAATTGCTCGATTACAGGAAGGAGTGCATAACCTAGAGTTTCAAGGATTTCGCCATAAGCAATATTTAAACCCTTTAATCTACCTTCTAAAGTTTTAGCACGAACATTAGCCTGATCTTTAAAGGTATCATTTAAAACATCAAGAGCCTTATTAAAATCTTTTGATTTAATAGTATTGGCATCAAGTGGAATACCAAGGCGAGTTAGCGCACCAAGATTGCCATTTACGGCCTTACTTAACGCTAAAGAAACAGTTTGTAAATCTTTGCCTGTTCCAGCACTAATATTTAAGGCAGTACCAAGTAAATTTTGAGCAGAGGCAACATCACCAGTTGCACGAGCAAGAGTGGCTAGGGCTGGGCGAAGTTCATCATCAGCAACAGCAACTTCTTTTTGTAATAAGGTTATGTACTCCTCAGTACTGGCAATTGTTGCATCAGTTGCATTAGTAGTATTTCTTAAAGTTGAAGCAAGTAACGCCTGGCTCTTTTGATCCTCCATAGCGGCACGAACTGCATCAGTTCCGACCTTAACAACGAATGTTTGTACGGCTGCGGCTGCGGCTGCAAAAGCAATTATGCTTCTTTTAGAAAATTTATCAAAATCTTTGCCAAGTTTGCTAATATCTTTTTGAGCCTGCTTTGAACCTTTAGCGGAATATTGGGTGATAATCCGAGCAATAATTGCGCCAGTTGCCACTTTAACTCCTACCGTTTAAATTAGTTTGTAATGTTTTTTTAGCATCCTCTAAGGCTGCTGCAACTCGCCTTTGAATTGCCTCTTTATCTTTATCAACAACTGCCCAAATAAGGCGGGAGGCTTTGCCAAATGAATTGCTTAAATATCTAATAAATTGATTTCTTGATGCGTTGCCACGCCTGCCAGCAACTTCAAATATTGCACCTGCGGCGCTCTTATTAATTAAGGCACCAGCGCTAGTGGTGTAATCACCTCGAACTTTGCCTTGCGCTCTGTTTTTAACAATCCCTGATTGAATTGTACTAACATCCCAGGCTGGCCAGCCTGCGCCACCTCTAGTTCTAGGATTAGTGGCTGGAGTTTTTCGCCAGCCACGCATCGGAGTTCCATAAACAGGATTTGTGAATTGAACAACTAAGTTATCTGCTGATCGCTCAGCCCTATTCAATTCATCATTAATTACTTTGTTAAATTTTCTGGCCGCCGCTTTATCAAATTGTTTCAAGGCATCAATAGTTTCTTTAATGCCAGTTAAAACAATTACTTCATCAGCCATATTTATTTGCCTTTGCTCTTTCCTTTAGATAGGCGAACATTGCTTCTAAGACACCATCAGGGGCATCTATCAAATCAATAGGAGAGATGCCCAACTCCACCGAGGCCGTTGCAATTGCAAAGGTTAGGCTATCTCGGTGGATTCTGAATTTGGGTCTGAAACCATTTCTACTGATTCGAGTGTATCTAAGAACTCTGGGCCAAAAGGTTTTACAACTCGGCCATTATCTCTTAGAGATTGCCAGGCAAGGAAATAGATGTGTTCCATCTTTTGATCCTCTGCAAATAATTTTGCCAATCCTTTACCGAATTTTTGTTCAAAAGCAACGATGGTGCGAGGCCGTAATACATAAGTTGCATCTACACCATCATTGGTTTTGATCTTTAGTGATAATCCATCCATTTTATTTCCCCCTAGTTAGTTATGATTTGGTTATTGCACCTGAAATTGGCCAGGTAACGCTTGCAGTTGCTAGTTCACCAACAGCACCTGATAATGGCTGCCATTCTGCAACTAGCGCATTGAATGCGTATTGTGGATTTGTTCCAGTTGTACTTCCTGCTACTGGCTTAACTACCATTGCAGCAGATGTTCCGATTGTTGGATAAACAATAGATTCTAAAGCACCAGATGCAAAATCCTGGAAAAATTCTATTGTTACTTGATTATCGGCTAATCCTGCAACTCTGGTTCTAGCAGTATTTCCAAAAGATGTTGTATCAACAACATCTAGTGATGTGCTTAAAGTTATTGAACTTACATAACTTGAAATATCAGTACTTGCAAAAGTAACTGAAGCATTGGTTAGTACTATTCTTGGCATTAGATGACCGCCTTAGTGATTGATCCTGAAATTGGCCAAGTAACAGATGCAGTGGCTAATTCGCCAACTGCGCCTGATAATGGTTGCCATTCTGCAACTAATGCAGAAAATGTATAGGAAGGGTTAGTTGCACCTACTGTTGTATCAACTGGAGTAACAACAACAGTAGTTGTAGTTCCAATCAGCGGATAAATTGTTTGTTCAACATTTGATGTTGCAAAGTCCTGATGAAATTCAAGAGTTACAGAATTATCTAACAAACCAGCAACACGGCTTCTTGCTGCTGTTGATGAGAACCCTGTTGTGTCCACTACATCAGCACTGGTACTTAAAGTAACGCTTGCGATGTGATCAGATAAATTAACTGAATTTATCGTAACCTTCGCATTTGTTAATACTAATCTTGGCATTATTTATCGGCTCCTTCTTGGATTGCTGGTTTGGTTGTTCCCCCAGTTGCCTTAATGTGGTTGCCTTCTATCAATGCCTTGATGTTGGCTCCTGCACTAAGCAATTCTTTTTCGGTGATTGATTCACCTTTCTTTTTATTACAAACCTCTAGTTCTGAGGTAACTACATAAGACATTTTTTCTCCTTAACCCCAAAGTGTGAGGCGGTATCTATAAGATAGGAATAAAGTGCCAGCAGATTCATAAGTTCCACCTTCGGCGCTAATAACTCTAAGTGTGTTTACTGCACCACCTAAAGTTCTATCGCCTTCAATTGCGGTTTTAATCGAGCCAGCCCCTGATCCTGCTAGAAAAGCATCTAACTTATCTTGGGCCACTCTTTCTGATAGGCGTTGAACAATCACCAAGACATCACAATTGGCTTGATCTAAGCCTCTTGCATTGTTTATATCGAAGGTGAAATCTAGTTGCCCTACTATTGCTGCTGGTGGCGTTACTGTATCTGGGATTAAATCATAAACTCTAAGCCCAGTTATTGTTTGTAGGCGAGTTTTTAAACCATCTCTAACATTGCTTGGAATCACTTAGCCAAGCCACCATTCTTGCGGAATGGGCGCAGTAATACTTCAACATCAGCATCGAGGCGAGAATACAATCTAACTGTTCCCATTTCAGGGCTGCCTGCAATTCCGAATGGGGATTGCCTACGACCAAATAATCTTGATGATTGAATCAGAGTTGCCATATTAACTTCAGGTGGTATTGCTGAGAATCCCCAAATGCCTTTAACTCTAAGTGATTGAGGTAATTGATATGGAAAAATATAACTGCCAATTGCTAAAACTCTATTGTAAGGCCAAGATTTAGTTGGGTTATTTATTGGTTCAACCATATAATCACTAGTTGCCCAAACTGTTCCATAAGTACGATCAAAGTTATCATCAGTAGCAACTTCAGTAACTGTAATTATATCATCAATGTTTACTGTGTACGCATCAACTGGAGTGTAATAGCGAGTTACTGTGGATTGAGTAGTGCCATTAACATAAAAGAAACGCTCAGTATAATCATCAATCATTCTACTAGCAGCAGTAATTGCTACCTCTAAAGCGGTATCATCAACTGCATCTGTAATATTTAATGATGCTTTTAGTTCAGCAAGTGTGCAGTAACCATTAACAATTGGCACGCTTTATCCTTCTTTCCGCTTTGGGTAAAATTGCTCTTTCAAGTAAAGGCTCGGCAGTAGCCGTTTCTTTTGGTTTTATTCTTTTCTTAAAAATCTTTTTTAATGTTTCCATAATTTATGGTGCCTATCATCTAACCAGTAAGATTTTTGATGAGGTAAAATTGCCCCAGTATTTACATAAATTGGAAATCCAAGTGAGCGAATGCGACGGCTGAAAAGTAAATCCTCG